TGCTCTTGAGGGCTAGCAGAACCTCTCAGATGGAAGCCTCGACCAGTAAATTGATACCCGTTTTGAGTCGCTTGACTCAAGGTAGGGATGTTACCGGGGTTACTGGAAATGAGCGCTGCCATCCTTTGCGTCTCAGGATCGAGCGTAGAAGGATCTTGCTGTTGGCCACCCGTGTTATAGACGATGTTTGTACCAGGGAGCACGAGTGTCCCGGGCATCGCCCCAGGCACGAATCTCACCAAGTTACCCCACTGTCCACGTTGGGTCGCATTCAAATCCTGATAATAAGGATTAGAGGGATCTTGGGCTAACCCAGCTTGAGTCGCTTGCCACGCACTTGGATCAAACGCTGGAGGATTGGGGTTGATGTTAGGGAATCCTCCTGGACCCGATCCAATCCCACTCGCGAATGTGTTCGAGGTTGCCGGGTTGAACGAAGCTGGAGTTGGACCTTGGCTCAATCCCAAACTTGCGAGGGAGACCCCAGGAATCGAGGCAGTTGGATCATAAGGATTGGTATAGGTATCGGTCGAATCGCCCTGCATTAAGTTTCCTGCCTCATGTGGGCCTTACGCATGTTAAAGTCACCCAAGGCTTGAAGTTGAGCAGTTTCACGGATGGCACGTTGGAACTTGTGGAGCAACCTCTCTACATTGACTTCGCTGAGAGGAAAAGGTGGTCTGACATGCCTCCGTTGTAAGTTAGACTCAATCGCTTCAAGTGTATTCCCATAATACATATGGGGGGTCAAATAGGCGCTATCGAGCGTCCCAAGAGGGTTCCCAATCGTTTCAGTACACCACTTAATCGCTTCTGGAGAGTCCATAGGAGCCGCACAATAGAGGTGACTGAGACCCATCAAGATTAAGTCTCTAACTTGGGTGGATCTGAGTTCTGATCCAACCCCCTTTCGACGATAATCAGGATGAACCACGGTCCCCACGTCATCAGCGACGCCACCAAGGTGAAGAGCCACAGCACTAAACCCAACCGTGTTCCCATCCACGAGAGCAACGTGGGCATGATACATAGGCCAGTTAAGAAGCTCATACAATCCCCCATCCACGGGGCGCTTCAACATTCTTCGAAGAGGTTGGATTACCTCTCTATCTCGCCAGTCCGCCAACCGTACCTTAACCTGACTCATTTAACCAATCTCTCTCCGACTCATCTTCTCTGTGGCAACCTCATATCCATGGAGGTCAAACCCAGTTGAGCCTGTCGCAATAACTTCAAGTTGAAGGATGTTTCCCACCATGTACTTCCCCCCTCCCGTGCCTTCAATCATCTTTTGGTGAACATCATATCCACTCTTGGCAGTTGAGAAAGGGGTCGAGGTGTGGGTCGTAAAAGTCTGGTTGCCATCCATGGCGTATCGTACAGTGATCCGCCCCGTTCGGGCCTTTTGACGAAAGGTCAAATCTCTGACAGCCTGTACATAATCAGGCTTGCCTAGATGTAGGGCGCCCGTTCGAAAGCGGGGGGTAATTACAGCATTATTGAACGTGGTTCCACTATCAAAATACGTGACGTGCCCTGATGAGTGCCCCATGTATACGCGTCTCAACCCACTATCATCCTTAGCATTTGTCATGCTGGATGCCCCAGAGACAGGCATGGGCCAGAAGGCTGGAGGGGTGCGCTCATCTTGGATACGTTGCATGTCAAGCAACAGCATCTTATCGGGATACGTTTGACCCGTGCGAGGGTAAGAGATCAAAAGCTGCTTGCGGGCCGCATAGTAGGCGGCTGAAACTTTGTCGCAGTTATCCCAATCCACCGTGTCAAGAATCGCCTTCAGACGCTTGTTCAAAAGGGTAGTCTTGAACCCGTTAAAGATGGCTGGTCCAGCTTCTGACCAAAAGAAGATCCCAGCATCGGTCAACACAAGAGAATTGGGCGCGATACACCCTACATCTGAAGGGGTCGGGTTGATCGTGAAGTCATTGGGCGTGGTGCCTGAGACCAACCAAATCGAGCTTGTCTTGAACACCGCCGTGGTGTGCCCAAAGCGTTGGAGGCCCGTGATAATCTGTCCATCGTTTCGACCCAATTCAAGGGTATTTCCAATCGGCCACGTCTCGTGCGTCGCAGTATCGCTATAGCGAATCTGAGAAGGGTTGCTCGTATGTCCGGCAAAGAAGAGGTAGTCAACGGCATGGTGAGAACCAAATCGTGCCTGGGGAGGGGTTCCACCCAAATTCGCTACTGTAGCTGCGCCACCGCCCCACTTCTTAACGGGGTTCTTCCCGCTCAACATGATAAGAGTGTCGTTGAATACCACCCAATCCCAAAAAGTCTGGGCGTTAGTGTTCAACCCACCTTGGATCGTTGTCCAGGAACCTGAGTTGTTGTAGGCGAGTCTCCCAGCATCAGTCGCAACAACGAGGTATTTGGTGAGGTTCTTTTTACCGTATTGGAAGATCCCTGTAACATTGTGGGTTGTCCCGGCAATCGTCGTGGCAATGAGTCGAGCCGCACCAGGGATCGTCTTGAGTTGACCATCCCAGAACATGTTATCCGACTCAGCCAACTCCTTATCAGTTAAACTATAGATCGATTCGGTGTAGTTTGGTCCGTGACTGAAGTCATATTGGCGGATAACTCCCAGATTATCTTTCGACATTATTGAGGGTCCATCTGAGGGCTTCTAGGCAGAACCGCCCCACAAACATGTGATTTTTTACCGCTGGATGAGTATACATCAATGCTGGAACTTGAGACTCTCCAGATTCGGGATCAATGATCCCTGCCAAAACCTTGCGAAGAATCGCCCCACGATTCTGGGCAAAGCGGGTGACCTCCTGTTCTATATCAGTACAGTATTCACAATCTGGATTATAGAACCAAATCAGGCTATAATCGTCCACACTTAAGCCTTCTGGCATAGAATAACATCTAAGAACTTAGGGGCAATCGTGAAGGTCATATGGGTCGTGCTACTGGCTGAAGCTCCCGTTAGACCATGGGTGTGGGCCCCAGCAGAGGTAATGGTATGAATATGCGTACCTTTTGCCACTCTTACCGTGGTGAGATCCAAGTTCCCATCAACTACAACCGTGGAACTTGGGACCGAGTTGGTGTGGGTGTGTCCACCCTTAGACGAAGTGACGTATGTACCTACACCGTGGGTGTGTCCAGGATCGGTCACTGACGCGCTGCTAGTGCCCCCTGTAGCCCCTCCAGAGGCAAGGTTGATACGGAGATAGCGGTCAGCCAACGTCGCGTCTGTAACCTTCGTGTAGCCGCTTGGGCAGGTGCTCCCAGTCCTGAACATCACCAAGGCCCCAACGGGCATCAATTGACCGGCCTGAATCGCAGTAATTCGATCAGCCAGGAATTGCAGGTTACTTAGGAGGGCAAAAGCGTCCCAAGTCTGGGTGCTTAAATCAGGGTATGGGTAGGGGAGGTTAATTGCCATGATTAGATAGGGGTGGTGGACCGCCCATACCACCACGTTCGATAGCTTCTCTGGCGGGGCTCCAACCGAGGGGCATGCTCCTTACGCTGCTTGTTAATCAATAACCCAGCTTGGTCGATAGCCTTTTCCCACTCAGCCCTTGCCACGATAGCCTTTTGGTCGTCACGATCCTTCAACCGGGCCCTAAACGTGGCATACAGCACCACAACTCGATCCAGCCAGTCAGGCATCGTGGTCGTATCGGTGTCTTCGTCCATCTCATCTGGACGACACGTGTAGATGATTCTTAGCCCGTTAGTGGTACCTGTGACAGGTTGGGGAAACAACCCAATCACCTTCTCTACCCTCCAGTACCAATGGGTGGGCAAAAGATCAACTGTCTCGTTCTCCCATGCTGGGTTCTCTCTAAATAGCTCAAGATACGTGGTTTCTTCGAGATTAACCCAAACATCGGGATTAGGAGAGGTGTCCTTATATAGAACAGTCTTGATGGAGATCAAGTTGTCAGGAAGAGTGTATTCGGTAGTTGCGTTAGTGGTCGTGATGGTGGCTGAAGTCACCTTGGGTTCTAACCTCAAGGCGATATCGTCCATTCCATCATTCAACCAGAGGTTGATTTGGGAGTCAGTGTAGAACCCCGCTTGTTCGCCCAGTCGAGCATATACCTCTGCTCGCATGGTTGCTAAGGTCATTGGTCTAGACATGTCTTAAGCCTGTTGGGCCACGTCAATGAGCCCCCATGAAGAAGTACACCGAACGGTGCTTGCAGCCGAAGCTACGTGGTTAATCCCGATTCCTTGCACCCCAACCAACTCCGTTGGGAGACCAGTTGGATACATCAAAAAGGAGTAAGAGGAACTTTCGTATGTGCCCCCAGCTACATCTTGAGAGCCAAGATAGTTGGTCCCCAATCCATCCTGATATACCGTTCTTACGGAAGGGGTGCCAGCGGTGTTCTTGTACCGGGCACGCACCATCGCTGCCTTGATGTACATATGATTGGGAAGAGTGTTGGGCGTCACGGATACATCATATATATCAGTTTTAGAAGTTGTATTTGCGTCTGAAATATATGAGGTATCGTCATCAAAAGTGGCAAGGGGAAACTCATCAACGTTGGACCAGTTTGTTCCTGAGAGGGGAGTCCATTCAGTTGTGTTGACTCCGCTTGGGTACAGAGCCCAAATCCCACCAGGGCCAAATTTAGGAGAATTCACGGCGGCTGTTGGGATCGTATCGAGGGCCGTTTGGACTCTCAAGTCATCAAATCTCAGAGTCAACGCATTACCCGCTGCTCCAGACTCACAAGCAATAAAGGGAAATCCCCCCATTGCAACTCCAGAACCACTCACCGCGATTGTATCAAAAACTGTTGAACTATCACCAACATAGATGTTGGCCGTTGTCGTATAGGACGTAGAGGTGCGTTCAGTGATTAACTCGATGCGATACCAAGTTCCAATTGTAATATTGGCAGTCCCCGTGGTTTGGGCACTGAAGACGGGGTGTTCAACCCCGAACTTCAAAGCCGAAGTTCCACCCGCAGCCGGGAAAACAATCTTAGCCGTAGACCTGAACCCTGTATTATCGTTCCACCCACAAATGGTATACGCCCTCAGTGAGCCATTTGCATTTGTGGCTGAGACAACCTTCACATAGACACGGAGATACTGATATGTAGGAGAAAGAGGTTTCGTCGGATGGCCGTAGTAGACCCCAGCAGAAGCGGTAGAAACAATCTGGAGAGAGTGACCCGCTGTTAAGGCTGTATCCCGGACATCAGTGGAGATGCTCCCATTCGTCGCTGGTGACCCAACTCCATCCCACAAAGAACCATCAGTTGTATAATATGCTGATGGATACTCGAATCCATCCATAAAATGGATGTTATTTGTATCATAGGCTGAAACGGGGGTGAATCCTGAATCACCGGGCTGAACGGGGACCGTAACCGTGAATAAGTCTAGTTGGCTACAATCCCCCAACCATTGGTTGGTGTTAACAGGATTAGATGCTTGTGTCCAGGGCATTCGAGGTTACCGTACAAAGACATAAAGGGTCGCAGAAGTCGTCGTTGGTGAAACGATTAGAGTCCCCGTATAAACTCTCACAGGATACCCCAGTTCGTCGACTCCAGGGTTCGTGGCAAACAAGGTAGCGATCCGGGTGGATGCACTTGTTGCGGCACGAGTATCGTGGAGGTGAACGATCACGTCGGCAGTTGTCGTCGAGACAAGTCTCGCCCCAATGATGCTCGCCGGGTTAATCGTCGTGTTGGCGGTAGTTGAGATGCGTTGAGACTTGAAACTGACAATTGCCATTTAAACCTCAATGTCCACTTCAGGGAGAGGGGATCTCCAGAAGGGGGGAATTTCGTCA